GGCTGAGGTTCATGGGATCCTTTAGACGTAGGTAAGGGTGGCGGTGATTACGCCGGCGATAGCGGCGGCGAGTGCAGCAGTGCCGGCGACCAGACGCCCCACCGAGCCCTTGCCGTATTCGGCGCCCTGGCGGTGCGCTTCGGCAGCCTCGAGGCGGCGCAGGCGACCGTTGAGGTCGGCGCGATAGCCTTCCACGCTGTCGCGTAGCTCGCTCATCATCTGATAGAGGCGGTCGGCGTCGGCGTCCATGTCAGAGCTCGGCGCTAAATCCGATATAGCCTGCGGGATTACTGTCACAGAGCCAGCGCCCAACGTGACCGATAGTCGCACCGGAAATAGTTGCCGAAACGGTGCACGCGGTCGTCGTCGACTGCGGTATGTTGATCGTCGGAGAAGTCAGGGCATACCTTGTGTCGTTGTACGTGAAAAACGCGACAGTAGAAATTTCGATAGCCGACGGAGCTGTCCGCATCGCAACCGGAAGTGAAGCGATACCGACCGTTGTCGTCGAACTGGCAGCCCATGCGGTATACAAAACCGGGCCGTTAGCGCCCTGACCCTGAGTTCGGTAGTAGTACCGCTGACACAGCGCCAGCTCTTGCTGGATGGGTCGGCGCTCGAGGGCTGTGGCGGTGGTGTTCTGCTCGAGCTGGACGCCCCAGAAGTTGAAGATGCCGGTTTGGGTGCCGAGGTCGAAGTGGATCTCGAGGTAGTCGTCGCCGTTGGTGCCCATTGTCTTACCGGTCAGGGCGGGCACGGTGAACGTGAAGGTTTTACGGGCGTACGCGGTGGTGGTGGTGGTGGTGCCGATGGTAGTGGTCACGGCGCTCGAGGGGCTGCCGCCGCTTCCGAAGTTCTGGACGGCGCGGATCGTGATTGTTTTGGGTGCGACGGTTGACAGGACGTGGAAGCTGAGGGTGGCGGTTTCGCCGGCGAGGCTGCGGACGCCTTCGATGCGCTGCGCGAATCGCATAAACGATCCGCCGGTGGTGGTGGTGTTGACGGCGACCTGGCCGACGCGGTAGGGCTGGATGCCGCCGATGCTGGTCCCGAGGCTCGGCTGGGTCCAGCTTACGCTGCGGCTGCCGCCGGTGCCGTCCCAGTCGAGGCGCCAACGATCCGCGGTGTAGGAGCCGGACACGGTGGTGGGTGGCGTGGTGCCGCGCTGCCAGATATCAAAAAACCCGTTGATGATGAGGTTACGATTGGGGAGGTTGTCGACGTAGCCGGCGAATGTGGCGGCGGTTGCCGGGTAGTCGGTGACGGCGTCGGTCGGGGCGGGGTAGGGGTAGGTGCCTTTCGGCGTGTAGTTGGTCATGGTGTTAGATCCCTACGGTCTGGAGGTCGGCAATGGTTAGCGCGTTGTCCCACGTCACGCTCGGGTTGATTGTGTTCCACTTGTACAAGCTCGGGACCTTCTCCCAGCTGATCGCCTTCCCGACGTCGGCGGGATCTGCCAAGTAGAAGGTGGTGCGATGCTCGCCACCGGTGATGCGATGCTCCCAGCCCTGCACGATGCCGGTATAGGAGGCGGTCGGCGACCCGAAGGGCAGACTGTCGATCACCAGCTCAAAGCCGATACGGCTGTAGAGCGTCTCGGCGCCGCTGGTGGGCTGGGTGATCGTGACGTCACTGATCGACCAGCGCGGGCGACGGCTGCGGCTAATGATCTCGTCTGCGAGGTCGGTTGCCTGCGCCGACGTCACGATCGTGGTCCCGATCGTCCTGGTGCGCTTCCCGTACAGGGTCTGGCTGGTCGCGTTTGATCGTTGGATGACGCCGCTGTCATACCCGACAATTACGTCGTTGATGATCTGGCCCGATTGCTCGAATGTCGGCGCGAACAGGACACGATTGGCGGCAATGGTGACGGTGGTCCCGGTGTCAACGTCATTGCTGAAATACGCGACCTGCCCGGTCGGGCTCAGGTAGTTGGTCGGGTTGTCATACACGACGCCGTCGATCTGGTCGAGTGTGGCTTGCAGTGCCGTCGTCGCCGACTGCGTCGCCGCCGGCAATGCGGCAAGGGTGTACTGGCCCTCATCCGGTCCCGTTTCCGTGATGAAATACAGGCTGGCATCCTGCGCAATTGCCTCGTCGGCGATCTGCTTGCAGCGCATCGACAGCGTGGTCGAGGCGTAGCCGGAGGCGTTCACATTGACGAGTCCGAGGCGGCTGGATGGTCCGGCGGCGATGATGTCGCAGCGCGCGCCGCTGGTCGGCGTGGCGACGGTTAGCCGTACGTCGGTGATGTACCCGCCGAACAACTGGTAGGAACTGCCGGTGACGGTGAGGGTCTTTCCGACTAGCGCGGTATACGTCGACGCGACGACGTCATAGAAGGTGATGCGGCAGCTGCTCGGCGCGAACGTGGTCGTGAGGTCGCGTCGCCCAATCGTGATGCTGACGTCATGCGCCACGGTGTTGAGGTCAACGGTGGCGCCGTCTACTTTGACGCTCGCGATCATTAGACGGCGTACCGGATGTCGTACTGCTGCAGGATCGCACGGATCTCGCGCGCGGTCGAGTCGGCGTCAATCGGCCCGTTTATCGTGACGTTGATCGTCTGCGTCGGCGTGCTCGAGGCGAGGCTCTTGGAGCTGATGCTGTCGCCGCCAATTGTGCCGAGACCGGGCAGGGTGATCTTCGGCAAGCGGATACGCGCGATTGCCGACACGATCGCGTCGACGACGCTACGGATCGCGTCGAAGGCGCGCTGCAGCGGCGTCAGATACGTCCCGATTGCAGCCTTTAGGTCGGCAAAGACGGGCTGCGCGGCCTTCCACAAGCCGCCGATAGCGCCCTTGACCCGGTCGATACTCGTGTCGAGGTAGCCGAACGCGGTACGGACGGCGTCGATCGCGCTCGAGAACACGCCGAAGCGGTCCTCAATCTCGCGGATCGCCACGTAGAAGGCGCCGCCGGGCAGCAGAATCGGCCAGAACCGTTTCATAAGGTCCCACGCCAGTTGTATCTTCTCGCGGATAGAGTCCCAATTCTCAATGAATGGGTGGAGCGCCGCCGACACGCCCGTCTTGATCGCCGCGAATACGGTGTCGACAATGCGGCGGAACGTCTCCGACTCGCGATAGGCAAGGATCAAACCCGCGACCAGCGCCGCGATCGCCACGATAATGAGCCCGATCGGGTTCGCGGTAATCGCGATATTGAAGGCGATCTGGGCGACGGTGGCGGCTGCCTGGGCGATCTTGACGACCTGCATGATCGCGCCGAATGCAGTCATGATCGCGTTTATGGCGACGACGGCGCCGGCAACAGCTGCGATACCCGCGCCGAACTTGACCAGCACGTCGCTGTTGTCTTTGACGAACGTGGCCATGCGGACCAGCACGGGCCCTAGATCCTTGAGGACCGGCAAGAGCGCCATGCCGATCTCTTCCTGCGTCTCCTGCAGCGTCAGCTGGAAGATTTTGTACTGGCCGGCGGCGGTGTTGGCGGCGTCGGCGGCGGCGCCACCGGTCAGCCGGGCTAGCTCTTTGTTGATGGTGGCGAAGTCGCCCGATTTAATGGCGGCTTCGTCGATGCCAGGGATGAGCTTCGCGAGGGCGGCGCCGTTGCCGGCGTACGCTTTCGCGAGTGCCTTGGAGACGCTGTCGACGCTCTTTCCGGTCGAGGCGCTGACGTCGAGGGCGATGCCGAGGCCCTTTTGGGCTTCGGTGACGTTGCCGGTCGCGGTCGCGAGCTTCGCGAGGGCGGGGCGCAGCTGATCATCGGCGACGCCCGTCGCCAGTGACAGCTTCGTGATGTATTCCTCAGTGGCGGCTATGGCGGATTCGCTGGCGCCGGCGGTCCGCTCGAGGACGCCGGCGAGCTTGACCTGCGCGGCCTCATCCTCGGCGGCAGCCTTCGCGCAGCTGATCGCTGCAGCGCCGAGGGCGGCGAGCGCGAGACCAGCGGGAACGGCGGCTTTTCGGATCGCCAAGCCTGCCTTTTGGCTGCTGGTCATCTGATCGCCGAGGGCCTTATTGACCTTTCCGATCTCGCCGATAGCGTTGCCGGCGTTCGCGCCGATCTTGATCATCACGTTAGCTGCGCCAGCCACTAGAGCACCCCCGCCTCAGTGAGGATCCGGATCACGGCGCTCTTGTACTTCGGGATCGCGCCCGTCTCAGCAAACTGTTTCACCGTCGGCTTGATCCAGTACCCGTCCGCGTTGCGTGGCGCGAAGCGGCCCTTAGCGTCGCCGTACTCGACGCCCCACAACAGCTGGCCCGCCGAGGCGCGGACGTTGCCGCCCTTGCGGCTCTTGTACGCGCGTCCCACCTTTTTCTTGCCACCGATCTGCACGACGGGCGTCCGGTCACTCTTAACGCGGACGCTCAGCTCGACCAGCTTTGTCTGCGGCGCTGGCGCGCCCGCGAAATTGACCCTGAGCAGCATGGCGAGTTCTGACGCGCATTCCTTGGCGGCGACGCGCAGCTGCGCGTTCGTATCTTTGCGTAGGTCCGCGTTGACCTTGCCGAGCGCGCGGAAGAGCTGCTGCACGTCAGAGTCGTCGACGTAGACGACGGGACCACGCGCGCGCGCCACTAGCGCGTCCTTTTGGCGCGCGCCTCGAGGACGCTGACCAGTGTGGCCAGATCCTCGGGCGTTTCCATCCAGAGCACGCTAGGCGCGATGCCGGTTTCGACAGCGATGACGGCCACGAGGTGCCCTACGCTGCCGTCTCGGTAGGGTTTGCGTCATCGGCCTCGAGCTGCACGTCGGCGACCGTCTCGCGCCACTTCTCGAAGCCGACGCCGGCGCCCGTAGCGGCGACGCCGAGAGCGGCAAACGCCACGTACAGCGTCCACGTCATCGGCGACCGCTGCGGATCCGGGTCGAGCTGGTTTCGTTGGGCGTACGATTCCCACGACGCCAGCGCGTT